TGGTACATGGCAGATTACTCCGAATCAAAAGCGTGTGATACGCCTTGGTTAGGCAAAGACAAAGATAAAATGTGTATCTTTGGTGTTGCAACGGCTGTATCTCCAGATTTACAATTAGCAATAGAAAAAGGTAAGATGATGGCAAAAGCTGAACTTGCTGATATTATTGCTGGTGAAATGAATAAACAATCTAAACAATTCATAACTGAACTTGGTAAAACAGAAACAAAAACTGTTGTAAGTGAAGTTGAATCTGTATTAGTAAATTCTATTAAGAAAACACCTGTTAGAGGTTATGAAATCTTTAAACAAGATGTAACACTTACAAAGAATGGTTACTATAGAGTATGGATTGGCTTGAGATTGCCTTTAGGTGAATATAACAAAATGTATAACTTCACAGTTGCACAAGCTGTTGACGCCTACAATCTAAAAGAAAAGGCAAATCTAAAGTATGATGAACTAATGAAAGAAGAAAATGGCACAAATAGTAATATACAGTAAACCAAACTGTGTCTTTTGTGATAAATCAAAGGCCTTATTAAAAGGCCTTGGATTGACCTACGAAGAAAAGATGTTTGGTAAAGATTTTAATTCTCCAGAGGAGTTATATGAGGCAGTTGGTAAACAAGTACGAACCATGCCACAAATAAAAATTGATGGTGAATTAATTGGTGGTTATAATCAGTTAGTAGAATACTATGCTGATAAAGGCTTAGTTAATTTCAAAGGCGAAAAAATATAGTGAGTGATGACAATATTATCCTTTTTCCCACAGACCGGATTAAGAACACAGCAAATACAGGTAAAAAAGATACCAAGTTTCAAAAACGAATTGAGAAAGAACAAACTCAAAAGTTTATTGAATCTGCTGTAGATGATATTGCTATGAAACTATTACACAACTTTGTAGATTTGGCTATGAAAACACAAACAGAAACATTTACAAGAGATTTTTCATATCTAGTAGATTGTTTAAGGTCTACTATTAAAAGAGATTTTGGTTTAAATCATATCTTACATAAAGTGGTTGATAATACAGTTGAGTTGGTGCATGACAACGCAGGCAACACAAGAGCTAGAATTGACTATGCAAATATTGGTAAGATTGATTTCAGACCAAAAAAAGATAGAACTAAAGAACCGTTATCAGAGGAGGTTAAAGATGAGTTGACAGGTGTTGACTTCATTCCTGACTTTGACCCACATGACAATGATAACTAAAACAGAATTCCGTCAGGAATCGCCTCGCCTGGTTGTAAAATGTGGCAGAAAGAGAGGATTTGAACAATAATGTTTAAATTTTTATTCAACAACAAACAAGAGGAAAATGTAATGGCAAAAGCTAAAACATCTAAAACAACAAAGGTTAGAAACCTTTTTTCAACAGGTAATTCAGTTACTTGGAAAACTTTGAGGTCAAAATTTGACCTAAGGTCACCTGCTTCAATGGTAGGTAAATTAAGAAACGAAGGCATGATGATTTATGAAAATAGAACATCAGCTGGTGTATCTTACAGAGTTGGTAGTCCTTCGAAAGCTGTTATCGCTGCTGGTCAAGCTGCGTTATTCGGTGCTCAAGGTTACTCAGCGTAACTTATATTCAGAGGCGGCCTTCGGGTCGCCTCCGTTTTTATGGAACTATTAGGTTTATTTTTTATTGGAGTACCTTTTTCAATATGTGTAATGTATATTATTTTAACGGTGATGAGTAATGATATTAGTTGACTTAAACCAAGTATTGATTTCAAATTTAATGGCACAAACCAGAGGCCAACCAGATGTGACCAATGCTAACGAAGAAATGATTAGACATATGGTGATGAATTCATTGCGTGGATTTAATGTCAAGTTTAGAAACAAGTATGGTAAAATGGTATTATGTTCAGACGCAGCTAATCCTTGGCGTAAAGACATATTTCCAAATTACAAATACAGTAGAAAGAAAGGTAGAGAAGAATCATCCTTTGATTGGGATAATATATTCAATATAATTACCAATATTAAAAATGAAATTAAAGAAAACTTCCCTTATGTTGTTATGTACAACGAGAGGTGTGAAGCTGACGATATTATTGCTACTTTGGTCAAGTATTATTATCAGCATGAACCAATAATGATTGTATCTGGTGACAAAGACTTTATACAATTACAATTTTACAAAGGTGTTGACCAATATGCACCTATACAAAAAAAGATGGTAGGTTTTGATGAAGAAGGTATCAGATTAGACGCCAGAGAATTTTTATTAGAACAGATTATGAAAGGTGACAGGTCAGATGGTATACCAAATATACTATCGCCAGACGATTGCTTTGTAACTGGTGAAAAACAAAAACCAATGACAAAGAAAAGACTTGAAGAATATTCTGATATAGAAAACCATACAGATGAAATTAGAACAAATTGGCTTAGAAATAGCAAGTTAATAGACCTAAACCAGATACCACAGGTCTACGAGGATGCTATTATAAATAGTTATCGAAGTTACAAAGTTAATGACCGTAGTAAGTTATTAACATACTTTATTGAAAATAAATTGAAGTCTTTAATGGAAAACATTGGTGACTTTTAACATGGAGAAATAATATGGCAACTCAAAACCCTAACTTGATGTCGAAATCAGCAATGCAAACAATGGCTGCCACTAGTGGTAGTGGTAAATTATTAATGCACGAAGTATTGACTAAAGTTAATAATGCAAAAGATAAACCTAAAAAGATTGCTGTTCTCAAAGAGAATGACACACCAGGTTTACGAAGAATAATCAAAGGTTCATTTGACCCTAATGTAAAATGGGATTTACCAGAAGGCTCGCCACCGTTTATTGCAAACGAGGCACCTGAAGGAACTGAACATTCATTATTAGAAAATGAATCTAAAAAATTCTGGCATTTTGTAGTAGGCGCAGACGCAGCTACATCAAAAACTAGAAAAGAAACTATGTTTGTTCAAATACTAGAAGCTTTACATAAAAGTGAGGCTGAAGTAGCAATCCAAATGAAGGATAAAGAACTACATAAACATTATAAAGGCCTATCAACAGCCGTAGTTAAAGAAGCATTTAACTGGAATGATGAATTTAAGACACAACCAAAGGGTACAACCTCTGGTGCGCTATCTCAATAGCGAATCAACACATTATAGGGGGTGGTCAGTTATGTCACACCCCCTAATATTTCAAAAAAACAAGTAAAATCAACGAAAAAAAAGTGAAAAAAAGCGTAAAAAGTGCTTGACTCTAGCTGTATTTTAGTGTATTATAGTACCATAAATAACAAAGAGAGGATAATATAATATGAAAAAGTTTGCTTTGACAGTTTTAATCATTAATGGTTTGTTGTGGTTTGGTTTATCCAGCCTTGCAAGTCAGGCTAAGGCTGATGATTATAACACGGCTGTTGTTGCTCATGTTATCAAGGAAAAAGTTTCTGGTAACGGTGTCGATATGTCAGTTTTAGAAAATGAAATGCAAAAATTAGCTTATACATTTGCTTTACAAATGACAGATGTTTTAGAAAAAAACTTACCTGCCATTTTAGAGGGTATAGCTGCTGAATTGAGAATGAACGCAGATAGTAAATATAAATGTTCATTATTAAAAGATACGAAGATTGCTGATAAAGAGTGTTCGTAAAAAATATATGGCTACAAGAAAATCAAAAAAGTTTAAAGATGATGTGCCTGAAATACCATTTACATTTGACTTCTATTTGGTATATTGGGAGGATATTCAATCAGACGCTGGTTGGAAATCATTAAAAGAAATTCAAAGAATGACACCTGCTATCTGTGTATCAACTGGTTGGTTGGTAAAATGTGATAAAAAGGTTCATGTTTTGATGAGTGACTACAATTATGAAGAAAATGGCGAACTTGCAGATGGCGGTAACACAACAGTTATTCCTACCAAGAATGTCATTAAGAAATTCAAAATTGCAGATTTATAATAACTAACGGGAGAACTATATTATGGCGAGTAAAGAAATTGACAGATGGCTAAAATCAGAAATTGAAAATGTACCTGATAAACTAATCAAGTTTAGAGATAGTAAACTTGAATCAAAAATGACCTACTATACAGGCAATTGGCAAATAGATGTTATGGCCAATTTAACTGAACGACAATCAGAAAAACTTTTTGGTAAAATGCAGAAAATCGTTAATGCAGGAGGTTTGGCATTTTTTCAAAAGCGTATGAAACCCATTGAGATAAAAGAAAGTGAGTTTACTGATGCTGAAACTATCCAAGGTTTTGAATATATTGTTATGAGAACAAAGAGGTCGTAATGAAAGAAAAAATCAAAACAATTTTACAAACATTAATGGTTGTTACGGTCATTTTGTTTGGTGTAGGTATCTATACCGTAGTTGAGGGTACAAAAGAAGATAAACAAGCTTTAATACTTGAAAAAGAAGTAGAGGACATTGTTGAAACTTTAGAAGCAATCACCACATATGAATTGCCAGATTTTGAAAGGGCAAACAATCAAACATTTATTAATAGTGTAGGTGCTTGTGTAAACTATATTTACAATACAACAACAGATGTAACACCTGTAATCTATGAGGTACTATTGGCTCAAGCGGCTTTAGAAAGTGGTTGGGGTAATAGTAGATTTTCACTAGAGGGTAAAAATCTGTTTGGTATTCGTACATATGATTTAAGAGAACCACATATGTTACCTAGTAACAATCCTAAAAAATGGGGTGTAAGAGTTTATATGCACGAATGTGATTCTGTACAGCATTATATTAATATCATAAATAATGGTAGTGTTTACGAAAAGTACAGAGAATTAAGAGATAACGGTATAGAAGATTCTTTACAATATGTAGAAACACTTGGTGCTTATGCAGCTGATAAAAAATACTTTCCAAAGTTAAAAAGTATTATCAAAAAATTAAGAACCGAATACGATATACCTAAATTACAATAGGACTTATATGCTTACAATTATAATAACATTTTTAAGTGCCATATCTATATCTGTAATAGCCGCTGGTTATTCTATTATGGGATTGGCTACTCTATTCGCAGGTGCAGTTGTACCTATTATTGCTATGGGTAGTGCGTTAGAAGTTGGTAAACTTGTAGCCGCTTCATGGTTGTATAATAATTGGCGCAATAAACTTGTACCAAAAACTATAAAGGCATACTTAACATTTGCTGTTGTAGTATTAATTTTTATCACATCTATGGGTATCTTTGGTTTCTTATCAAAGGCACACCTAGACCAAGTGCAACCAACATCATCTAATAATATTAAAATAGAATTAATTGATAATCAAATAAATCAACAACAATTAACAATTGATAGAGCAAATAAAACTCTAACTCTTTTAGATAAAACACTTGAAACATATATTGGTATGGAATATGTTACAAGAGGTTTAAAAGAAAGAGAGAAACAGAAACCTGAAAGGGACGCTTTAACGCTTGCCATTAACGAGGCAAGTGATAAGATTGCTGAACTATCAGACCAAAAAGGTGCATTAAAATTAGAACAAGATAAGATTGAAGCCGAAGTAGGACCAATTAAATATATTGCAGAGTTAATATATGGTGACGAGGCAAAAGACCATTTTGACAAGGCTGTAAGGTGGGTAATCATTGTATTGATATTTGTATTTGACCCATTAGCAGTATTGTTATTGATAGCGGCCAATATATCTTTACGAACTAGAAGTGAAGAAAAGGCAGAGGTACAAAATACCAAAAAGGTAAACCTTTCCAAAGAATTGGCAAGGGAGAAGGCCAAAAGTGCCAAGCTTCGTAAAAAAGAAAAAGATTATAAAGGATTTGTCAGAAAACTAGGTGCAAAAGAACTATCAGACTTGGATCCTGATGAAATTAAACTGAAATTAGACCAGATAATGGACTGGAATGAAAAATCGAAGCAACCGTAGGCTTGCCAAACGATGGAAAGTAGTATATAATGTATAATATGATAAGTGAAGAACTAAAAGATAAACGAATCAAAAATGCAGAAAAAATGTGTAGAGATTCTATGTCAGATTGGGCAAAGAACTATTGGTACAATGTCTTTAAACAATTATGTGTTATGTACAACCGTGAAGATTACTTTAGAAAGGTAATTAATTAAATTATGAATATATTTTACTTAGATAAAGACCCTATCAAGGCAGCTCAAATGTCTTGTGATAAACATTGTGTAAAGATGATTGTAGAATCAGCACAAATGTTATCAACTGCTCACCGTATGATTGATGGTAAAGAGTATACCGATTTAACAAAATCAGGTCGTAGAATTAAAAGATGGAAACATCCTAATGCAAACTTAGAAAAAACCTTGTACAAAGCTTGTCATACAGGACACCCTAGTACAGTATGGGTTATGAAAAGTGCTTACAACTATCATTGGTTATATAAACATATGATGGCTTTGAATACAGAATTTAAGATGAGATATGGCCACATATTAGACCATAAAACAGTACAATTGTTAGAGGGTGCATTAATGTATCCGCCTAAAAATATCTCACTAAATACCATTGCAACAGACCCACCACCAGCAATGCCAGATTATTGCAAAATACCTGGTGATTCAGTTGCTAGTTATAAGAAGTATTATATCTACGAGAAGCAAAGATTTGCAACTTGGAAATCTCCGTCAACTGTGCCTGCCTGGTATATTGATGGTGTGAAAGAAGCACAAGAACAGGCATTAATATAAAGGGAACAAAATGAGTAGAACACATTTAATCAAAGCATTAAAGTCACACGCACAAGGTCATATTGATAAACATATTGCTAATGTAGAAGTACATTTAAATAATGCACAAGGTGTAGCTGAACACAGCGACCATGTTGAAACATTAGAAAAAGAATTAAAGTTTATTGCTGAATATGATGACCAATTAGAAGTTTTAAATAAATATTTTAAAGACTAATGATTAAATTTTATAAGATTGAAACAAAATGGAAAAAAAGTGTTTATGAAAACACTTTATACACCAGCGAAGACGGTAAAATATCTTTTGTTATGGAAGAAATGTATCGTTGGGGTTGGTGTGTAATTAGACTTGATACTGAAATAGATGGACCTATAGAAGATTGGGTAACAGCTAATGATGAAAACGAAGACTTTGATATTGATACAGGCGCCAACAGTATGTATGAAGACGGTGAGGTAGATGACCAATGTTCTTTATACTTTACAGAGGTAAAAGGTATTGATGTAGAAGAATTAGAAGAAAAATACGAAGAAGAAGGACACGATTATATCGAAGAAAACTTTGGAGACCCTCAAGACCATTGGAAGAACTTTGTAGGTGAACTAACAGTAACAGATGTTACAGACGAATATAAGGATTAAGTATGCCAACATACGATTTCGAAGATACAAAAACTGGTAAAGTCTGGACAGATATGATGAGTATTGCTGATAAAGAAGAATACTTAAAAAAGAATAAACACATTAAACAACTAGTAAGTAAGATAAATATATCTAGTGGTGTAATGGGTGTAGGCCAGATGAAAACAGATGGCGGTTGGAAAGATATGTTAAGTCGTATTGGTGACGCACATCCAGGAAGTAAAGTACACGACATTTATGGTAACAAAAATATCAAAGATATAAAAACAAGACAAGTAGTTAAGAAACACCAGAAACGACAAGCTGCTCAACGAAAAATAAGAGGATAAAATGGCAAAAGATATACCAGATTATATGAGAGGGTTTGACCTACAAGATGATTGGGGTATGACGCCAGTTTCATCTACACCAGAAGAAAAACCAAGTTTTGACCCTAAAGTAGTTGAAGATAGTAAATTAGAAATCTCAAAAGTTAAGTCAGATGTTGGCGACATTAAGTCAATGATGAATGAGATTATGCAAATTGTGGCCGATAAAGAAACGGTAACAAAAACTGTGACAGACGAAGATACAAAGAAAAGGTTTACTGATTTAGAAAAAATTATATTACCTTTCTTGTATAACTTACAAAAATCAGACGAGCCTTACATTCATTGGCCTAATAGAGGTCCAATTATCAAGGCACAGATAGAAAAAATACTCAAATTAACGAGAGG